ACTTCCTATAATTTGTGTAAATTGTGATGGTAAAGGATATAATTTTGTTGGTACGCCTTTGTTTCTACCTACTTCAGGCATAAACTTATAAGAGTAAGCATTACCTGTAATCTCAAGGAATGAAACTAAAGATTCGATATACTCTTGTTGGCTTTGCATTTCGTTTGGTCTTGCAATTAGCTTATTCAAGTCAGTGCCTTCTACTTCGGTTAATCCCTTTTTAAGTAAGTTAACAGGATTGTTTTTTATTCTATTAAAACTCTTTTTGTTATCTACCTCATAAACATAGAAAGGAACTGAAGCAGCTTTTTTAGCAATCATATTTATAATTGCAAATACATCTGGATTGCCTTGATAGCCATTTCTTACATACGCTCTTGGATTGTTAGGTATGTTAAAGAATATTCCGTTAAAATAAGAGAATAAAGATTGATTGTATTTGTTACCTGCATCTGAACCTTGAGAAGGTAGTATAGCAGCTTTAATTCTTTGTATGAGATTCATAAGCAATTATTTTTACAAATTTACGATAAATTTAGATAACTTTTACATTACAACAAAGTCAAACTTCTTAAGTTCAAACCACATCCGCATCATTAAGGCATCACTTATATCGGGAGACCTGCCTAAATGTTCTTTTACTTTGTCTTTTGGTAGCACCGCAAGTTTACCATCCTTATCAGCATTGTGTCTTTGCACCCATTCCAATTCTTCGGTCAATTCCTTTTTGATTGTTACATCTTCGGTTATAACCCACACTCCAGCTTCATTAATTAACTCCGCAAGTTTATAATAACATTCAGACTTTAAGTTTATGTAGTTACCGGTAAGTGCTTTGCTATTGTTAACAAATCCTTTGAATCCATAGTCGACCACACCCGAGCCCACCCCATCTTCATCGCAGATAATTTGTGAATAAGGAATAGAATGTTTTTTTGCCAGGTGCTTAATGTATGCTGCTACTTCGTTGGTTGCCTTATTGGACAACTTATGTATCTCGGTAACTCTAAAGCCACTCCATACCATTATTAAAGTTTTATCCTTACCAAATCGTGCAATATCCGCTGAAATATAACCTTTACCATTTGGAATATGCTCATTAGTAAATAAGTCAATTATCTTATCGTACTGTATTAAAGCGTTGTCATTGTCATCATACTCCCAATTACCAAATAATAAACGCTCCTTACTAAACTTATCTAAAGATTGCAAGGATTGAATATAATGCTCCGAAATGTAAGGATTGTCCTGTATTAAAGATTGAATAAAGGCTTTGCTTTCGCTTATCGTTCCATCCTTTGTAGGCTTATAAAAGTTATTGTAAACATATCCCTTTGCAGGGTTACAAGTGCCGAGCATCTTTGGTATTATATTAAATTCTGTTAGCTTATATCTAATACGAGACTTAACTATGTTCCAGGCTTTCTCTGTGATTTGATTGCACTCATCTATAAATGCAAAAGAAATTTCAAGTGACCCAAGTTCGTCAAAATTTACATCTGAAGGATATTGAAACAAGTCTTTTAAGTAAATAGCCGAGCCATTTGAGAAAGTAATAATATTAGATTGAGCGTTATAAACATAATGCTGCCCTGCTTTTATTCCTTGCAGTTTACATACATCGTAAAACGAATTTAGTGTAGTATCTTTTAAAGTCTTAAGGACTGCTCTGCCCATTAATGCTCTTGAGCCTGGATATTTTAAGCAGCATTTAATAATCCAATAAACACCAAGTGCTGATTTGCCTCCTGCTACGCCACCTCCAAATATAACCTCACTGGTTATGTTGTCTTCTAATCTATCAAGTGCTTTAGTCTGCTTCTTCGTTAGTATCATAGGTTTTAGTTTCATTGAAAGTAATACCCAAATCCATACCGCCTGTATGTTTTAAAGTTGTACCCAATCTTTCGGCTTCTTCAGGTGTTCCGATTAACTTATATAATCCCATCTGTAATGTAGGGTTTTCGCTTTTATACCACTTTGAACGCATTGATGTTTTAATCTCAACTTTGTTTTTTTCAAGTGCTTCTTTTATAGAGTGGAATTCGTGTAATTTGTGATTATAAAAAGTAGTCTTATCGCAAGGTAAAAATGCCACCACATCCTCAATAAAGAACAATTTGTGCTTATCAATAGCCTCTAAAGACTTCTTCTCTAATTCCTCTGTTTTATATGCCATAATCTACTCCATTTCTTTTAATTTTAATTGCTGGGTCAAGTTTAAGCATTCGGTCTACTATTACCTGGCAATACTTTGGGTCTAATTCCATACCGTAGCATTTACGATTTAATTGATGTGCTGCTACCATTGTAAAGCCACTACCACTAAATATATCTATTATTAAATCATTTTCTTTGCCCCAATTATTTAAAAACCAAGAAGCTAATTCAATAGGCTTTTGTGTAGTATGTAATCTTTCTTCGCCTTTTTCTTTACTTTTAAATCCACCCCAAGTAATCCAAGCCATTTTATTTCTTTCTTGTTTACTCCAGCATAATTCAAAATCTGCGTGTGGAACATCTTTTTGGCTTTCAGTTTTTCTATTCCAAACTATACAACCACCCCTTCCTAATTTATTAGGATAATACTGCATACCCCAAATAAATATTTCTTTACAATAGGAAAATTCTGATAAAATAAAAGATGGGTCAAATTCTTTATCATCATTTAAAATCATTTCTCCTTTATTTCTTTTAGAATTGGTATTTTGTTTTTCTATACCATCCCATCTATTTGTGTTATCATAAGCAATACCGTATGGAGGGTCTGTGAATACCATATCAGCCTTTTGACCATCCATTAACTTTGATACTGCATCACTATCTGTACTATCCCCACAAAGCAATCTATGCTCCCCTATCTCAAATAAATCCCCTAAAACAATATCCGTTTCTATTCCGCCTTCAGGTGTTTCAAAGTCATCTTCTTCAGCTTCTAATTCTTTACCAAAATCAGGAACATCTAAACCCCAAGCATCAAGTTCTTCAGCATCCCATTCGTTAGCTAACATATTCCAATCCCATTCGCCACCGCTTACATTATCTTTAATAATAAACTGCTTTTGTTCTTGCTCTGTCAAATCGGTAACTTTAATAATTGGCACTTCTTTTAATCCAGCGTGAATACAAGCCTTTAATCTCATATTACCACCCAAGACTATCATATCATCGTTTACAACAATAGGTCTTATTTCAAGCATCTTTGGAAATTCCTTAATTGATGCTACTAATTTTGCAAACTTATCATCCTTTATAATTCTTGGATTATTAGGGTTTGACTTTACTAATTTGATGCTTACTAATTCGGTTTTCATTTTACAAAGGTAATATATTTTTATAAATCAGCTACTTTCTGTGTGTACAGGTCAATCAAGTCCTGATAGTCTAACTTACCCATCTTCTTTACCTGATGCCTTTTATGTTCAAGAAAATCCATTCCGCCTTTACCTATTTCCTTCTCTAATCTCTTATAGTATTCGATATAATTACCGCTTTTGGCTATATTACATCCGTAGCACTGTGGGCGACAGTTTTGTTCATCGTATCTTAAACTTAAAATACCCCTTGAATAGAAATGACCGTTCTGTATCTTTTTATAGGGCATTACCTTATCACAAGTAAAGCACTTAACATCTAAATTCTCATCAGCGTACTTTAAACGAATATAAATAGAAAATATAGCATCTGCTTTTTTCTTTAAGATTGTTGTACTCATTTTTTTATTTTTTGTAGTGAGAACAGGATTTGAACCTGTATGGTAGGCTTATCTAGAAAGCCGTTTGAAGTACCTATTACAAAAGTCTTATGGCTATTCCTGCTTTTGATTTTAGCGTTTACCGTTTCGCCACCTCACTATTTTATTTTAATAATATTTTAGTATAACAAACCTCAAACACTACCCCCCAAATAATAGAAAATAGAATTATATCAAAATAGCCAAAAATAGGTTTGTAAGTTACAATAGCTAAAGAAATAAAGAGTAGCATTAAGGCTTTAAATAAATGCCACCCATCCGTAAGAAACGATAGCATAGTTGAAGATAAAAAAAACTTCTCGCCATTTTCTTTCTCGCCCCACTGCCATTTATTTCTCCAGGACATATTCCAATCCCAAAATTGTCTATTTTTAAAGTTTCCAAATATAGAAACATAATACCTGGTAGATAGAACATCCATTACCGAGTTACAAATAGCTGCTAATATTATAAAGATTATTGTCATAAGTTGTCATTAAAGTTACAAAAGTTCCCATTTTGGGATTTTTAAAGCTCATTA